CGATAATAGCGTCATTTTCTTTCTCCACAATCTCTCTTAATTTTTCTCTATCTTCAGTTGTTGTTCCACCATGCACAAAGAAAACTTTTCTATTGCCAAGTTTCTCTGTTTCACATATCATATTATACAGTATTTGACCATGTTTTTCAACCATTTGATAGAGAATAAGTGTATTTTCTTTCAAACTTACCGCAAGATTTTTTATAAACCTATTACGATTTTCATTCATAATTAGGTAACCAAGTTCTTCTTGATAGGTATATTCTATCATAGACTTACACAATTCTTCATCGTGTTTAAGAACCAAACATTTAATCTCAAAATCAGATACTTGTTTGTTGTCCATGAGTTCTTTTGTTGTGATAACTTTCTTGCTTTGACCAAACAGACCTTCTAACACGAGTTTGTGTGTCTTGGAATCATCCAAAGTGCCGGTAAGACCAACACGATACTTTGTATTAGTGCAAGATGTAAGTATCTTGGTCAACGATTGTGACTTGAATAGGTGCGCTTCATCACCAAAGATGTAGTCAAACTTCTCAAAATATTCTTTAGGCATCTGATACAACGATTGCCATGTAGATATTGTTAAAGGTTTATCTGTTACTTTATCTTTACCTTGATAAATTCTATGTACATGATTATCTGAGTCCCAACCATAGTCTTCAAAGTCTTTGAATAACTGTTCGACCAATGATGTTGTTGGTACAATAATAAGACCTTTTAGACCTTGATAATCTATCAACTGTCTGACCAAAAGATAAATGATAAGAGATTTACCTGATGCCGTTGGTGATATCAACAACGTTCTACGTTTTTGCATTGCATGAATGAATGCTTCTATCTGATAATCACGAACCTCAAAAGGAATGTTTAGTGTATCGATAAATTTTTTGGCGTGATAGACCGAGAATTCGTCTTCTATATCTGGTCTTGGGTCTTCATAACTTATGGTATAACCACGTTCTTTGCAGAATACTTCTACGTAAGGAAGTAAGCCGAGATAGATTGTTTGGTTTAATAATATAAACAGGCGAATCTTGCCGTCCCATATCTTATTACGATACGCTGGAACAAATTGATAACCTGGAACAAAGAACGTGAAGTATTCAGATAACTCTCTTGCAAAGTGTTTCTCACACATTATCTTTGCATATACTTCATCTTTCTTTGTTATAACCAAATCAGACATGAATTAATTCCATCCAACGGCAATAGTTTTCATGTGATCCACAAGTATAGAAGGATCAAAATATATTGTGAATCCAACTTCTTTAGCTTTCATGCACCATGAGATGTCTTCACCTAAACTGATATATCTTCTATTGCCTTTGCTGTCAAAAACGATATTGCTCATATAACCAAACCAAGGTCTTTCTATCTTTTCAAATACTCCACTTTTCATTGCAATGAAACCAAAACCTGCAATATCAACAGGAATTATTTCTTTCATTTTTAGTACATCTTCTTTTGGTATGCCTTGTGGATATTTTGGTGTCATATTGGTGGATTTTTTTCCATTATGCAACAAATATGTTCCCGATATAATATCAAAGGAAGAATCATATAGTTTCATAAAGTGTTCAACTTTCCAAGAGATATCAGAGTCGATCCAGATTATTTTATCATATGTACATTCTCCATGTAAGGGTCCAGTATCATCGATAGATAATATTCTATCACCACTCATTGTCAATTCTCTGGCATTGCCGACCAAACTACTTGAATCGTTTAACCATTTCCATGATAGGTTTCTTTTGTTTAATTCTGCAATCGTGTTAGTTAGCGATTTAACGTATTGATTGTTTAGTTCAGAGCCTGGTGTCGCTATTAAAACATTATAATGTGGTTTCATAATATTATTGTCCTGAGACAAATTTCTCCCATGAAATGTAATCACGTAATTGCCAAGTTCTTTGTTTCAACTCAGCCATGATAGATTCTATAACCGATACCACTTCTTCGTGGTACACCTTTTTTTCTAAGTACTTAATTAAATCTTTATCAGACTCTAAGTATATATTGATGTCAGATTTGAGTGTGAATTGAAATGGTTCCCAACCATGTTGTTCTAATTCTTCTTGTGATAGTTTACCTGTGTAGTATTCCCACTTCAATTTACGCATCCTAAGATAATCAAAATGTGCCTTCTTGACAGCAATCTTGTGTTTTGTTAGAATATTCAAATACTTACCGTGTAAAACAGGTATGTTTATCAATGCTTGACCTGCTTCTGTTTGGTCAATTACCGCATCTGTTTCCCAATATTTTAAAATTTGTTCAAGTGTTTCCATAACTACGTCCTCAAAATGCCATTATATCATAAAAGTACTTAAGCTGGCAATATGTTATAGTACTCGTATCTGAATGTGGCCGTTGCTGTCATTATAGTTTCAGCTGATGATTTGGTATCAAAAGTTACACCTGTTAATGATGTAGGAAATAATCCAAAAAATTGTATTCTTGATGTAGGATTATTCAATGCCGAAAGTAAAGTTAGTGTTGCACTTGACATATAATCATTGTACTTTACTTTTCTTGTCTGTAAATTTTCTGGATTGGCAATCTCTCTAAACCAATCGTGTATATTTTTCCAAGACAATAAGGCTTCGTCTATAATAAAAGTTACCGTTAAAGGTTCATATGTTAATTTATTGCCAGCAGAATATATGTCCAGTACAGGAGTATTTCTTACCACTTCACCTAGAGATACTGATGGTAGATTTGCAGTTTGACAAAAATATTGTACGCCTTTGATTCTATCGAATGACAATAGAAATTTTGTCGGTTGTAATAAATTAACGTTTTGTGGATTATTATTTAAAGCCGTCATCAAATTCTCCTTACTAGTATTTAGGAGCCATAAAAAACCGCCTCGAAAGGCGGTTTGTATTATACTTTGATTCTCATCGATACAGGTACATCAATTTTAACATCACCTCGTTTGAAGATTTGTCTTATGAATTCACGAATCTTAGACATTATTGCACCGATACAATCATAGAAGCTGGTACATCAATTTCAACATTGTCTGGTGCAACTGTAGCTGTACCAGTGATTGCATCACCCAATTCTTTGCCTTCAGCATCCAAAGCTACAGCATGAATGTTATATTCACCTGATGCAATATCAGCAAAAGTGGCAATATAAGGTGCTCCTGTTAATTTTTGTACAACTGGTGTTGCGCCTTCAGCTGTAGAAACCAAACTTACCTCAATACCTGTTGATGTTGTGCCTGCAGCAAATGAGTGTTGTGCTGTAGCAATTGTTACCGTTACTGTATGTGCCATGAAAAACTCCTATTTTTGGTTGAAGATTGTAAGATAAACTTACCCTTATATTTAGGGTAATCACTAACGGAAATAAAAATGTCATAAAAAAAGGGACCCGAAGGTCCCTTTTAAGTACCACTCTTAACGGTGGCTTCTTCCCATCCCTGGGAACAGATTACATCAAGTTCTTAACACCAAAAATACGGTAGTAAACGTTCGAACGAGCGTTCAATGCACCGTTAGATGGGTTCAAACCTGTTGCGAATGGATTTGCAACCATGCCGTAACGTGTTTTGAAACCAATCTTTGGTTGGAATGTGAACTGGTCAACTGCACGAACCATTTGCAAAGGAACGTATGGGCAGTAGAACAAACCAGCATCATAAGGAGATGAACCCTTATAACCAACTGTTACCAATTCTTGGTTAGATGTGTAACCACCGAAGTATGGGTCGATATAGACCTTGATACGACCGTGCAACAAACCAGCAAATGTATTGCCAGTATCATCAACTTGCAAATCAGCTTGCAAAGCAGGTGTGTATGAAAGAACGCCAGCCATAGCCATTGCGGAAGCTACGTCTGAAGAAACAATCAACACATTACCTTTACCTCTACGAGTTTGTTTTGCAATAACGTTAGCATCACGTTCGATTTGGAAAATCAAACCTTTGAAACGTTCAACAGACCAACGACCGTTAGAGTCTGTATCCAAGTCGAAGTAACCAGCAGTTGTAGTACCATACTGAGCGCCTGCAACAGCACATGTATAGATTGTACGGATAACTTCACGGTTAATTTCGGCCAAAATCTCAGTAGAAAGAATGTTAGACAATTCTGTTTCAGCATCCAAACCATGGATTGCTTTCAAGTCTTGTGCCAACTCTAATGAGTATTCAGCTTTCAATGCACGTGATTGAGCTGTAACAGTAACTTTCTCGATTGAGAAGGCCATTTGTTGGAAAGGCTGACCGCTATCTGAACCCAAGAATTCAGCAGTAGCTGTTGGCATGCCAATACCAGTTGTGAATGTATTAGATGTCTCGTCACGAACAGCAGAGTTAGCTGTATCTGTTGTGTTGTTACCAGCAAAACCGTATGGGTTTGCGCTAGAACTTGCACCAGTAAAGATTGTGTTAGCTTCGTTATAGAATGCCTCAGATGATGTACCACCTGTCATTGCATTGTACTTAGCACGCATTGCAAAGATAAGACCTGTAGGTCCAGTCATTGGCTGAACGCCAGCAATGTCATAAGCAATCAAGTTAGGCAATGAACGGCGAACCAAACTGATTAAGATTGGGTCGAAGTTAGAAACACCAGCACCAGTAACGTTTGTTGGACCGCTATCAGCTGTCTCATTCAAAGCTTGACGGTCTTGCTTCATAGCTTGGTGTTGATTCTCCAATACCAATGCTGTAACAGCACGCTTGTATGGATCTTTAATGGCTTCGAGTTCTGGATGCTCCAAAACTGGTGCCCATTTCGATTGTAGTTCTTCTGTCATGTACATTTAAAATGCTCCTTGTTTATTTTTTGGTAGGTTTATTTATTATTTTACCAAAGTCTGTGATATTGTTTTTGCGTATTGTCCAATTTCGGGGTCAAATGAAGCTGATTTTTTAGGTGCATCTTCAATAATGACTTCCTCATTGAGTGCAGCACTGCCACTATTATTCACTGGAGTTTGGAAATATGATTCCTTGATTGTCTCCAATTTTCTAGTAAACTCTTCCAAACTTGTAAACTCAATACTCTCTGCGAGTGATTTCATTTTTTCGATTTGGGTCTGCGTAGTTAGGCCTTCACAAGCTGCGTAAATAGCCTCTTTTTTGTTGTGTTCGTTTAATTCTTGCTTTAGTTGAACTGATGCTTTGATTTGTTCGTTCAATTCAGATTCCAACTCATCAACTTTAGTAGACAAATGTTCAACAACATCTACCTTGTCTTCTGGAATATTGATGTAGTGTTCTTTGAATAAGTTATGCAAACCGGAAACAAAGTTCTCGATAACGTTGGCTCTCAAACCTTCACTGATTGCAACTTCATTCTCTTGAACCCATTCTTCAACCATATAGTTCAAGTATGTGTCTAATTTTTCTGCCAAGTCTTCTTTAACTTGTTCAACGGCTTCATTGAACTGTTCTGCTAATTCTTCTTCTGCAGCAATGATGACTTCTTCTGCACGTGCTAAAACTGCAGCTTCAAAAATTGTTGATGCTTTCTCAACGAATTCTTCTGAAAGATTTTCACCAGACAACAATGCATCCATGTCTTCTTTCATTCTTTCTTTCATTTTGTCTTGCATCATCTTTTTCTTAGACATTTTGTCTTTCATCATCATTTTTTCTTCTTCAGTCAAAGTATCTTCATCGTCATACTCTGTTTCTTCATAGTGCTGGAATGTAGCACCTTTGTTCATTTGCATCATTTGTGGTGCCAATTTACCTGGTTTACGGTCACGAATTGAATCGTAATCGGTTGCATCTGATTTAGTTGGAGTCATAATATCTTTACGACCCATTGTTTCTTGTGGTTGGCCTTGTGGCTTAGTAGCACCAACGCCATCGTGTTCTGCACCAACAGGCGGTGTTGCACCAGGAGGTGTTGCTTGTGGTGTACCTTTTAAGTAATCAGGCAAAGAGTCTGTTAGTGCTCTCTCTGGTGATTGACCAATCATACCAGCATCTTTTTGGCCATATGCCACAGATGTATCTAGTTTATTGCTTCCTACTTCTCCCTTAGGATGTTTGTCTGAGCCACGCATACCTTGCTTTGCTTTGATATTTGCTTCAAAGTTAGACTTTGAATCTTCACTCAAAATTGCATTAGCGGCTTCTGATAGATTAAATTTTCCCATTTTGAAAATCTCCTTGATTTGGTATTGGATATTTATATTTAAAGTTTTTTCATGAAGTTTTCGAATATGCGTAAACTGACTTGTTCAATTTCCTTTTGAGAAGCTCTCTTGATTTGTCCGATTGCTTGCTCTTGGTCAACTTCAGTCCATACACCTTCAACCAACATCCATTCTTTTCCTTCCATAATACCTTGAACAAAAGCTCCAGGTGCAGAAGGATCTGCTACTATATCTGCCGCTGTGGCTAGATAAAAATCAGGTTGTACAATGTTAACACCATTCTTGTTAACCAACGAACCCATGCCTCGTGAAGAAACTCCAAGTTGAGCACCACCCTCAATCAATTGACGAGCAATGTTTCCCATAGGAGTTTCCATAATTTTTGCTTTACCAATCCATTGTGTACCGTCTTCACGTAAATCCACAATCATGTGTGATACACGGTCTAAATTGATAGTTGGTGAATCAGGATGACCCAACTCACCAAAAGCTCTGTTTTTATTAATGTATTCGGTTGTATATCTGTGAACTTCATTTTTCAAAGTCTTGTACTCATACAAACGACCGTTACGGTTTTTCTTTTCCGCAACCAGAAATGGACCTTCAATGTGTAAGTTCCTTTTTCCGTCTTTATCTTCTACAAGATAATTAACGGTTTCAAATATTTCTTTGATTAATTTCATGGTGTTACACCGTATGGTCCGTAGT